TATAGGAATAAGGTATATGTACCCAAGAATTTAGATCCAAAACTTTTATATGGGTTTGTATATGAAATAACTAATAAAGATAATGGTAAGAAGTATATAGGTAAGAAATTCTTTTGGTCAGTTAAGTCATATCAAAAGAATAAAAAGAGAAAGAAGAAGAAGGTAGAATCTGATTGGCAAGATTACTATGGTTCTTCTGAATTATTATTAGAAGATTTGAATAAAATTGGGGCTGAACAGTTTGATAGGAAGATATTGAGGTTGTGTAAAACTAAGTCGGAATGTGCGTATTTTGAGGCTAAGTATCAATTTGATTATAAAGTATTAGAATCTGATGAATATTACAATTCTTGGATAATGGTTAAGGTTAGGAAGTCACATTTAAATAGGTTATGAGGGGTATATATGAAGGTAGAATATGTTAATCATATGGGTGATGATATTACAGTAGTTAATTCTGCTCGTGTTTCATTTGCTAAGTTTTCTGAGGGGGTTGGCTTTGATGAAATTGTAGAACACGTGGATGAAGATGGAGAGTGTACATTACACGCATTTATTCCTAATGTTAAAGATGGTGATAAAAAGTTGATTAGGTATTTGGCCAAACATAACCACTTCACACCATTTACACATGAAATGGTTACGTTACGTGAGAAAGTGCCTATTTTTGTTGCTAGACAGAGATTTAAGCATGTTGTGGGGTTTAGTTATAATGAAGTGTCTAGACGATATGTATCAGATACTCCAGATTTCCATGTACCAGAAACTAATGGGTGGAGAACACGCCCAGAGAAGGTTAAACAGGGTTCTTCTGATACGGATTTTATAACTCATTTCAAAGAACCATTCATGAATGGACTAACTTCTCCATTATTAGAAGACGCATATATGAGTCATATTACTCAATCAACTAGATTATATACGGAGATGATTGAGTCGGGTGTGTGTCCAGAACAGGCTCGTATGGTTCTACCACAGTCTATGATGACTGAATATTTTGTAACAGGATCTTTATATGCTTGGGCAAGAGCATATAATTTAAGAAAAAGTTCTACGGCTCAATTGGAGATACGTGAACTTGCTGATGAGTGGAATAGAATATTAGGGGCGTTGTATCCTATTTCGTGGGAAGCATTAACTATGAAGAAGGTGGTGAGAGATTATGAGTAAAAGTGTATTACAGTTGAATTATGATTGGAAATCTAATAAACGTATTAGAGTTAGATATAGGGGTACTGATATGATTTGGGTTAACATACCGAAACCAACAGATGAAGGTATGTCATCTTATGATAAGTTGCCTTGGAATGTATTAAAATATGAATATCAAATAGGGGGTGGAGAATGATATATGATGAAAATTCTCTATTAGGTGTGAAAGTTATATTAATGAATGAGACTGCTAAAAAACCAACTAGGGGTACTAATTATTCTGCTGGGTATGACTTATATGCATCTGTAGATGAAACAATTACATATGAATCTAATCCTACTGGTATAAAACATAGAACGTCATATATATATCCAGGAGAACGTTTATTGATATCTACTGGTGTGGTGTTTGGTATACGTCAAGGATTTGTAGGTATAATTAAACCAAGGTCTGGGTTGGCATTAAGACATGGGATTGATGTATTAGCTGGTGTGATAGATTCTGATTATCGTGGTGTTGTTGGTGTTGTATTGCAGAATCATGGTTCAGATAAATTTAGAGTAAATGATGGAGATAGGATTGCTCAGATTATGTTTATACCACATGAAAGTCCTGATATAGTTGTATGTAGTGATTTGCATGAATTACCAAGTACTGGTGATGGTTCTTTTAGTAGGGGATCTGGTGGATTTGGTTCGACGGGAGTTAATTAGTGTTTGAACATTGTCCGATTAATTTTAAGGATTATGATGATTTGGAATCTGTCACGTCATCTGATGGTTCTAGGAAATATGTGACACCAGATGGTATTGAATATCCGTCTGTTACAACTGTCTTATCTATATTATCAAAGGAATTCATTGATAAATGGAAAAGACGTGTTGGTATTGAAGCGGCTAATAAGATTTCTTATGCTGCGTCTTATCGTGGAACACAAGTACATGAAATAATAGAGAAGTATCTTGATAATGATGTTGATTATACGAAAGGATATTTTCCTAATATAATATCATCATTATCTTCGGTGAAATCTACTCTTGATCGTATTGGTAGTATATATGAACAAGAGTGTGCATTATATTCTAATCATTTGAAGTTGGCTGGTAGAGTAGATTGTGTTGCTGAATTTGATGGAAAGTTAAGTATTATAGATTTTAAAACATCAAAGAAATTGAAAAAGAAAGAATGGATATCGTCATATTTTATGCAATGTGCTGCTTATGCAATAATGTGGGAAGAACGTACTAATATACCAATAGTAGAATTAGTAATTATTATTGCAGTTGATGGACACGAACCACAAGTATTTAAAGAACATCGTGATAATTGGACGACGGATCTTAAAGATACTATATATAAGTATAATAATAGTTTTTGAGGTGATGATATGATATTTGAGTGGATTAAAGATATGTTTTTGTCTTCAGTACAAGATCCGGCTGGGGTCATTAAGAAACCAGAGGATGTTATAATAGATGATTGTGATTTTTCTTATTTAAATGGTGATCCAAAATCAGTAACACATGAGGATCTTTTAAAAATGAATAAATTGCAATTAGAAACTTTTGGCAGAGAATTTTTAAATATAGAATTGGATAGACGTAAAAGTCATGGTGCTTTAGTAACTATTTTATGGGAAAGGTTAAAAAACATTTGACAATTAGATGACTTTATGATATAATGTGTTATGAAACTTAATATTGCCGATTGGGGAACCATTTTTGGAGTTGTTGCCGCAATATTATTGGCATTGAATATAACTATTAGTCCATATTCCTTTATATTATTTGGAGTTTCTTCAATTCTTTGGTGTATTTATGGGTATAGGATTCATGAATATTCTTTAATGTGGATGAATGTTGTTTATTTTGTTATTGACATTGTAGCTATTTATAGATGGTTTTTTTAAATTTAATGGAGTATTAAAATGAGTATTTTAATAAGAAGATTGGTTTTATTGGGATTGATGTTTGGTTTAATTATAATGTTATTACTGTTTCCAGCTTTAGTTGGTAATAAGGTATTTACTGATGTTGAGATAGAGGAAGTGCAGAATCGTATATTAGTGGGGTAATCTGCCATGGATAAGTTAACTATACAGAAAATTATAGTTACTATGTTGTGCATAGTAGTTGGTTTTTTATGGATAGTATTTGTTATACCGATTGTAAATGGTGATTATGCGAGTGTTCACGATCATGATAGAGATACACATACTGAGATAGATTATAGTCATGACTATATTGCCAAAAAGAATTTATGATTTTATAATAGATATATTAATTGAATTGATATGTATTAATATAGTTTGGTTTTGTTTTTTAATTAGTTTAATATGAGGATATATGTATAATTTTTTATGTGTTTTATTGAGTGTTTTGGGTTTTTTTGTTATTCTAGGGGTTGTTGATTCTGCGACGTATGATATTGGTTCTATGATTTCATATTCGTTTGTTGGGTTTTTATCAATGATTACTGGTGCTGCGTTATATGAGGGTGGTTGATTATGAATGATATTAGAAGTAAGAGCGGAATGGTTAACTCTTTAAAAGATGGTGTGTGTGAAGTAACTTTTAATAAAGTTAATGGTGATTTACGTGTTATGTCATGCACATTAGATATGATTTTTGTTCCTGAATCGTTTTTACCAAAGGGTAATGGTAATGTATCTGAATTAGTTATTTCTGTGTGGGATGTTAACTCACAGGGTTGGAGATCATTTCGACCAGAGAATGTTATTGAATTTAAGTATTTATATAATTATGCAGGACAGTCGGAAGAGTGGTATGATATGACAAAAGAAGATTTTGTCAAGAAATATTGTATTGAAGATTGGGATAGACATGAATATGAATTTTATACATATTCAAAAGAGGCGGATGATATGATAGAAGAGGCTAATAGGGTTATTGGAGTATGAGTATGAGTGATGATGTTGAAACTATGAGTATGATTGAATTTGGTAAAAAATATGGATATAAGTATATTAATGTTTGGTTGGCTGCAAGGAGTACTTCTGTAGTTGATCATATAGAAGAATTGTTAAAAAAATGAGTTAGGAGAGTAGGTGTAGTATTATGTCTAAAATGAATTTACATGATATAGATTTTGAGTCTGAGAACGATTGGTTAGAAATGGATAAAGAGAGTTTTATTTCTATGTATGGTAAAATTAGATGGGAACAAATAGAATACAGAAATACTTTTAAGGATAAAAAAGTAAGTAAGAAATTTCAAAGGGATGAAGATGTGTTCTGATTATTAAGAGAGGGATAGGTATATGGATATACAAATAAAATGTGATAATTGTGAATCTGAATATGTGGTGGTGTTGATGGATGACGATGATAATGGTGTTAAATACTGTAGTATGTGCGGAACTAATGTTGACGTGACGGAATACCTTAGTTTAGATTTTGGTGAATAAATTGGTGATATATGATATTAATAGATTTTAATCAAATTATAATAAGTTTATCTATTAGGGAATTGAACAATACGTTAAGAGAGGAACCAGATGATATAGTTGAATATTCTGCGGTTATGAATTTATTTTTAGAATATGTATTATCTGTTAAAAAGAAATATTCTAAAAAATATGGTAATATTGTTATATGTTGTGATAATAAACATTTTTGGCGAAAGGATATATTTCCGTATTATAAACATTCTAGGAAGAAAGATAGAGAGACTTCTAAATTTGATTGGAAATTTGTATTTGATGGCATGTCTTCCATAAAGAAGGATTTGGTTGATTATTTTCCATATAGAGTGTTAGAGATTGATAAAACTGAGGCAGATGACATTATTGCAATTTTGACTAAAGAGTATCATCATCTTGAAAAGGTATTGATATTATCTTCTGATAAAGATTTTAAACAATTACAAATTTATGATGGCGTGTTTCAATATAGTCAAAGTGCTGGTAAGTTTTTAGTTACTGATAACCCATTAAAGTTTTTAAGAGAACATATTATAAGGGGTGATAGATCAGATGGAATTCCAAATATATTATCAGATGATGATGTATTCGCAACTGGTAAACGGCAGACATCTTTACGTAAAAAAAGTATAATTGATATGATGGATATATCGAAGAACCCTTCAGAATTTTGTAATGAGGATATGATTAGAAGATATGATAGAAACAAACAACTTATAGATTTTTCATGTATACCAGATGAAATTGTTAATAATATATTGGATTCTTTCGTTAAATCTCCAAATGGTAACAATCGTACTATGATGGAATATTTTCAAGCACGTAGAATGATGATGTTTTTTATGCAATTAGATAATTTTAAAGAGGATATAAATGAAACATATACACGAAGTATTTTTTGAGTTTGATGAGGCAAAGAATACAAAAGAAAGAAAACATGTGTTATTGCAAAATAATAGTAAGTTATTATTAAAAACATTAAAATTGATGTTTGATGATTTTCATTTTGCATTAGATAAAGTGCCTAAGTATACTCCTGATGATTCTCCGGAGGGATATACTCTAAGTAATTTGCATAAAAGGTTATCAGAATTTGAAGTATTTTTAGATGAATCTTATTTCGTTAATTATAGGAGTGAACATAGATTTATTCAATTCTTGGAGAGTTTACATCATAAAGAGGCTGAGATTGTTGTCAAAATTATAAATAAAAAAATGAAGGTTAAGTGGTTAACTAGAAGATTAGTAGACGAGGTGTTTCCAAATTTATTAGATTGAATATGATTAATACAAAAAGGACAGTAAGTGCAAGTATAATATTGAGTGAAGATTATGGCATTGATGATAATGGTTGTAATCTTGTTGTGTATTCTAAAAAGACACAGGCGTGGTTTGACCGTACTATGAGAATGAGAAATGGTATATTGTTGATGGGGCATAATACATATAAGCAATTATTTAGTATATTACCAGAAGATTATATGAAGTATGTTGTGACTAATAATGAAATAACATATGATGAGAAATCATTTAAGATTAATATATCTGATTCATTGTCGTGGTTGTCCGATCATTCACATATGAATGTACATATTATTGGTGGGTATTATACATATATGACATATTGGAAATATATTAATATGTTTTATATTGCGACAGTATTAGATAAAAAAATAAATAGTAATTTATATATAGAGAGGGATTATATGGAAGAAATGGAATCTAATTTCGAACAGACTTTCTGTAAAGAAAGTGATAATTTAGAATTAAGAATAATGGTAAGAAAATAGATGCCTATATATACATTTAAAAATAATGATACGGACGAAGTATTCGATAAGTTTATTAGTATATCTGAAAAGGATGTATTTTTATCAGATAACTCTAATATAAAACAAATAATTGGTGCTCCTAAGATAATATCTGGTAGGGGTGATATGAAAGTCAGTGAGGGGTTTAAAGAGGTACTTTCTAAAGTTGCAGAGAATAATCCTTATACCCCACTTGCTGAGAAGTTGGGTGGTAGGGACGCGAAAACTGTAAAGAATACAGAGATTATTAATAATGCAAGAAAGAAAAGCGGTTTAATTTAAAATTGAGAAAGGAGAAGTAAAAATGGGTAATATTATTGGTATTGATTTGGGTACTACTAATTCATGTGTAGCTGTATTAGAGAATGGTAAGGCAGTAGTAATTGAAAATGGTGAAGGTTCTAGGACGACACCATCTATAGTTTCACATTCGGATTCGGAAATATTAGTAGGACAGTCGGCTAAGAGACAATCGGTGACTAATCCAAAAGATACATTGTTTGCGGTTAAGAGATTAATTGGCAGAAAGTTTAAAGATGATGCAGTTCAAAAGGACATATCTATGGTGCCTTATGACATTGTAGAGGCGGATAATGGTGATGCGTGGGTAAAATCTGGTGGTGAGTTATTATCTCCCCCAGAAATTTCATCAAAAATTTTAATGAAATTAAAAAAAGATGCGGAGTCATATTTGGGTTCTGAAGTAACACAGGCGGTTATTACTGTTCCTGCTTATTTTAATGATTCACAAAGACAGGCAACAAAGGATGCTGGTAAGATTGCAGGACTAGATGTTATGCGAATTATCAATGAACCTACTGCTGCGGCTCTATCTTATGGTTTAGATAAGGGTGATGTTACTGATGATAAGGTAGTTGCTGTTTATGATCTTGGTGGTGGTACTTTTGATGTTTCTATTATTGAGATGTCGAATGTGGATGGGGAATATTCCTTTGAAGTATTGTCTACTAATGGTGATACATTTTTAGGTGGTGAGGATTTCGATTTACGACTTATTGATTATCTCTGTGATGAATTTAAAAAAGAAAATGGTGTAGATCTTCATAATGATCCTATTGCATTACAACGATTAAAAGAAGCGGCAGAGAAGTGTAAAATTGAGTTGTCATCGACTCAAGAAACTGAAGTAAATTTACCATATATTACTGCGGATTCTACTGGTCCTAAACATTTAAATGTTAAGATTTCACGTTCTAAATTGGAGAAGATGGTATCTGAATTAATTGAACGTACAAAAAACCCATGTGTTACTGCGTTAAAGGATGCAGACATTACTAAGGTTGATGATGTTATTTTAGTTGGTGGGCAAACTAGAATGCCTAAAGTTCAAGAAATGGTAAAATCTATTTTTGGAATTGAACCGAGAAAGGATGTAAATCCTGATGAGTCAGTTGCTCTTGGTGCTGCTACACAGGGTGGTGTGTTATCTGGTGGTATTGACAATGTGTTATTGCTTGATGTTACTCCATTGTCATTAGGTATTGAAACGATGGGTGGTGTTATGACCACATTAATTGAAAAGAATACCACCATTCCAACGAAAAAAAGTGAAGTATTTTCGACGGCAGAGGATAATCAATCAGCTGTAACTATTCATGTTCTTCAAGGTGAACGTTCAGTTGCTTCTGGTAATAATTCTTTAGGTAGATTTGATTTAACAGAAATTCAACCAGGACCACGCGGAACACCACAAATTGAAGTTGAATTTAATATTGATGCTAATGGTATTATGCATGTTTCTGCCAAGGATAAAAACACTGGTAAGGAACAATCAATTGAAATTAAATCTTCATCGGGGTTATCTGATGAAGATGTAGAACGTATGATTAAAGAGGGTGAAGAACATAAAGATGCAGATGATAAGTATACTGCGTTGGTTGGTGCAAGAAATATGGCGGAAGGATTTATTAATGATGTTGAGAAGAAATTAGCAGACGAAGAAATTATAGTACCAGATGAAGAACGTGAGAAGATCGTAAATAGTGTTTCTGAATTGAAAGAATCTATGTCTGGTGAAGATTTAGATGATATTAATACTAAAGTGCAATCGTTGGCTGAGTTATCTGCAACTTTACAAAAGCCAGTTCCGGAACCTGAAGCAGAAGTCGTTGATGGTGTCGTTCCCGAAGAGGCAGAAGTTGTAGATGCTGAGATTGTGGAACCGACACCAGAAGAAAAAACAGAAACTAAATAATTCGGTGATTTGATGTCTAAACGTGATTATTATGATGTATTGAGTGTGAAGAAGAATGCATCTTCTGGTGATATAAAGAAAAGTTATCGTAAGTTGGCAATGAAATATCACCCTGATAAAAACCAGGGTGATACTGTTTGTGAATCTAAGTTTAAAGATGTTACTGAGGCGTATGAAATTTTGTCTGATCCTGAAAAACGCAGACAGTATGATACATTTGGACATGATACACAAAGACAGGGTGGACGTGGATTTGATCCATTTTCAGATATATTCGGTGGGTTTGGGCAACAACAACAAAGTCGTCCAAGACAAAACCATAGGGGTCGTGATGTTGAATATACGGTTTCTTTAACTTTACAACAATCTGTATATGGTGATGATTTAGAAATAAAGATACCAAAGGAATATAGATGTACACCATGTAGGGGTAGTGGTATATTATCTCCTAAAGATGAGATTGATTGTCGTTCTTGTGGTGGTAATGGTATGTTA